AACGACGCCACCGCAGCCACCACCTAAGGCAGAGATTGCCGTAGAGAGGAAAACACCTGTGATTCCAAAAGTAACAGGTCCTTTCATCGAAGAACCGCCTGGACGAAGCGTCAAGCAGGGTATCAGACGGTTAATAAGAGGACTCAGAGCTCAAACTGGTTCAATTCTCGCTCGCATCGGGCGTGAGTGTGTTTGGAGAGCAGAGTGGACCCGCAACACCTTCCAAGTGTTGTGGGAATCCATACGCGCCAAATACGCCACCGATGTGGGGATCCCGTCGCTGGGATTCGACGCATTCTGTCTAGAGGACTTTTTGAGCATCAAGAGATATCTCTCGGCTGATGCGAAAGCCTACCTCAACTGGTTACTTGACCTTACCACGGCCAAGTCGCTGGCGGAGTTAGGCCTAGCACTTAATTGTATCACCGCGCTAGGGCGAAAGGAGTTGTTGGCAGCTCTTCACGCCTGGGTGGTTACAACCGCAGGGAGCGCATGTTGGTTGACAAACATCGTGTGCCTCGAAATCCTTTCTACTGTTCCAGCCTTGGTCTTTTCGGAGACAACAGTAGAGGGCAGAGCTCAAGTGTGGTTCGCCATACGCGACTACTGCCTGGAGGCGGAGACGAACGGCCACGTTCCGATCCAAATCCGAGGATTGTCAGGACTCCGCACAAGTGACTCTAGTGCAGATCTTCACGACGAAGTCGACTCCGAAGAGGACGACGACGACGAACAAGTCGGGCAGAAAACGACATGTGGGGCACGAGACGGACGTGCCTACATGCTGCCGTCCAGAGATGGGGAGGAAATGCCCTTCTCGTATGAAGATCTGGAGGAAGTAACGTTGCCGAAGGACAACAACTTCGTATTATTTGCCAATCAGGAGAGGAAGTATCGTCTTCTAACCAGATTGGTCCACTACTTGCGAACCCACTCCGCTTTGCGGGTGCGAGGAGTCGCTCTAACCGCATTCTTAAAGGAGAAGGCAAGACAATGGTGTAAGGATCTCAAGGTACCAATAGGGATCGCTTCAGAACAAATACCGTTGTGCGTTGCCGTCGCCGAGCTTCTATGGGATGAGGAAAGAGAGGCACTCCGAGTACAGCACGGCCGAGGAGGAGAAGAGGTGGTGGAAGTAATGCGAGGTTACGCCCAGGGGATGACGCGAAGCACGCTCACATTTACCGAAAGGTTGCGACACACAGTGTCCAGAATCTTTGGTGGGCGGTCACACCTCCAACGTCCTGTTTAGGGACGCCCGTCTAAGGCAGAGCGGGTGTGTCAGGAATGTCGAGTTTCTGAGACGCTGCAAGCCGCGGATGGGCGGAACCACAGGACGGGAGTGTTCTACCGAGTGTATAGTTCCTCATTGGAAGTGAACTCCCACTCGTCTTGTGTACACAACGAATATGTCGGATTACAGACACGACATTTGATCGACCAACCTAGAATAACGGAACTAGGGCGGTCGATGCTCAAAGTAGGGCGAAACTATCTAAAGAAGTGCTTGAGGTCAGCGCAGACGGAGAAGGTTTCGTTAGAGGAGGTATACCGCGAGTATGCCGGACCGAAACGAGCTGTATACGAGCGAGCGGCGAGGGAGCTAACCCAGTGGGGCCTAAACAGGCGGGACTACCTACTTGAAAGCTTCGTGAAGGCAGGCAAAACAAGTACGGCAGACAAAGACGATCCAAGAATCATCCAAGCTAGGAGTGTTAAGTTTAACTTGGCTATAGCGCAGTACCACAAACAGGTTGAAAAGCAGATTTACCGAATACGTGCAATAAAACGCATGTGCGGAGTGTCCAGCTGCATGTCAGCGAAAGGGCATAATCTGTTTGTGAGAGGCGAGGAAATAGTCAGGCGATTTAATAGGCTGAAACAAGGATGCGTATTAATGTTGGATTGTTCGCGTTTTGACGGACATGTGCAGACCTACCATCAGGAGCAAGCGCATCATTTATATCGATCGATGAATGGAAGTGAAAAGTATTCTTCGTTACTGAAGGCAACACTGAAGTCAAAAGGTATTACGGCCGGCGGGCTGAAATACTACTTGGGCGGCAGGCGGGCTTCGGGAGACGTTGATACGGCTTGCGGAAACACAGCGATAATGTTGATGATGCTCACAGGTGGGTTGTTTAGACTTGGAATCGATAAGTTCGACATATATGGAGACGGCGATGACGTCCTCATATTTGTAGAGCGGAGTTGCGAAGCCAAGATAGTGTCAGAATTACCCGGATTATTTGGGCAAATGGGGCATAAGCTTCGTTATGTGAATTCAGCGCATTCACTAAATGAAGTCGTGTTCTGTAGGTCCAAAGTCCTAAGAATTCAAGGAAGATGGAAGTTGTGTCGTGATCCAGAGCTGGTGCTACAAACTGCC